TGTTATGCGCATGTACAATATGAAGCAAGGATTAGGGAATATAAGCCAAAACAGTCCACAACAAAACTCGCTATATCAAGTAGCAAGATAAAAAGGGGAAAGAAATGAAAGAAATCGCAGAAAAGTTACTGAAATTAGTCACCGAAACACAAAGTAAGTATGAAGATATGGTAGAAGCAGCAGATAACGCACATGCACTAAAGAGTAAAATGGTAGCTGAGGCAGAAAGACTTTCACAAAAAGATAAAGCATTAGCTAGTAAAGAAGCGGCATTAGGTGGATTAGCGTCAATTGCTGATAGAGAAGAGCAAGTTAGAGCAAAAGACCGAACTTTGCGTCTAAAAGAAGAACAACTCAAAGAAACAGAGACAGTTCTAGCGACAAAAGCAACTGAGATGAATAAACTAAAAGAAGAATTAGAAACCTCGAAGAAATTATACTCAGAAAAGAACGTTCGCTTAGATGCAGAACTAGAGAAACTCAAAAAAGACCGTGAAAACATGAGAATTGACCTTCTAAAGGAGCTAAGTGCTAAGATATGAGCATAGGCATTATTGATTGGGATATGAAATTACACACCACTGGCGGAGGAAGTGTCCAGTATGAATTGTGTGATTATACAAAAGTCGGATATCCACGCTACTATGGTTACGTTAACCAAAAAGGTGGCTGGATGATAAAAAGAATATCAGATGAAACCGATACATATGCTGTTAAATGGGCAAAAGGAGACCCAAATATTGAAGGTGACGACGATTATGCGACAGCTTACGCTGCTGCTGATACTCTTACTTACGTGTATTACCACGACTTGTTTTAGTGCAGAGGAGTTTCGAGAAGAAGTTAATCCTCATACTGGGCAAATTGATCTTCTTAGGAGTGATGACCCTACCTTTGACAACGTAACAATCACAGGTTCCCTCACTGGCTCAGGTGCATACTGGCAAGCATCTGGTAATGATATATTTAATAGTAATAGTGGGAATGTAGGGATAGGGACAACGATTCCTGGCATGTTACTTCACATAGATAGCGGTAGTTCATCAACTACTGGTCAGTTAGGGGTGAGTTTAAATAGTAATAATAGGTTTATCAAAATAGGTGTAAACGGAACTGCTGATCCAGACGTTGCTAAGATAGCGTGGGATGACAACGATTCTCTTGCTATTGGCACTGACTCTTTATTTTCTGGGTTATTGGGCGCTACCTTTGATGAGCTTGTTAGAATAAAGTCTAACGGCAACGTTGGCATAGGCACAACATCCCCAACAAGCAAACTGCACGTATCAGGCCCAATATCAATATCAAGTACAAGAGTAACAGATGCATCATACGAAGCACTAACAACAGACGCTGACATACAAATGGACAGTGACGCAGCTGATCAAATAGTCTACCTAACAGGCACAGGAGTGGCACGAGCAAACGTCATAATTGATATAGCAAACGTAGGTTCATCAGGTAACACCGTAACAGTATACGACGCAACTAACGGCATTAACGGGCAAACAATACAGTACCTAAACGATTATGATAGTGTACGTTTAAAGTACGATTCAGTCGATACAATGTGGAGGGCTAAATAATGAGTTTTTTAGATAACACGTTACGTATACCAAAGTTTGGCGGTAAGATTTATTATGTAAGCCAGAGTACTGGTAACGACAGCTATGATGGGTTAGTACCTGAACGTGCATTTGCAACTATAGGTCAAGCATTAAGTACAATGGTATCGGGAGATGCGACAGTTATTAGGGCAGGCGTATACACGGAAACAGGGCTTGATTTAAACTGTGATAGTTGCGAATTATGGTTTGAGATTGGTGCTATACTTCGACCAGCTACAGGTACAGCCTTAACTATATCTGGTAATTACTGCCGTGTAATATGCCGTGAGGGTGCGTTATTAGTTGATCCTGCGGGTGCTGGGACTACTGCCGTACTCGTAACAGGTAACTTCGCATACTTATCGGAAATAAGAGCAAAATGCGATAGTGTTGCAGCAATAGGTTATGACTTGCAAGGCGACGGCGCAGACATTCGTAACTGTAGATGCTCAAATCCAACTACAGCGGCATTCAAAGTGCAAGGTGATTTAGTTATACTCGAAGGATGTTGCTTAGGTGGTGATACTGGTGAAAATGCTATAGGTATATGGATTACGAATAGTTGCGATAAAGCGAGAGTTCGTGAATGCTCAACGCAAGGATTTACAACAGCAGGATTTCAGATAGATGCAGGATGTACGAACGCAGCTATTTGTGGAGGGATGTCAGGCGGTGGGGACGGCAAGTTCATCAATAATGCCACTACAGGCAACTGTATATTCAGTGACTTGCATTATCAAGGAGATAGCGGAGATTATAACAGCCCTATTGTTAAAGTTGTCACGTTCACCGCAACGGGTGGACAAGATGGAGATGGCCTTCACTACAGATTATTTAAAGTATCTGGCACAGTGCGTATGGTAGATATTGGTGCATCAGTCACAACATTGTTACCCGCAACAAGTACAGTGCCGAACCTTGAACTCACTAGTGCAAACGCAACAATAGAGATGACAGATGACACAGGTGGTCCTGATATTAGTGGTGCAGTAGTAGGTGCGTTGTTGATTAGGTTAGACGTAGCAGCAGAACCACTTTACTTTGCTAATCCAGACAGCACGCCAGCAGTAGCAGAAAACACGTCAAAGTTTACTGATCGTAATGTTATTGAAATTGTAGAAGACGATAATGCCGATACGTACGTAACACTACGATTAACAGCAGCATTAGCGAGTGGTGCAATGATATGGGCGTGTAGGTACGACCCATTAACACCAGATGGATTTATGGAACCAGCATAAGGAGAAATACAATGGCAGGTAGAAAAGGTGATTGTGGGCGAAGTAAGCCAAGAGTAGGAAGTAAAGGCGATAAAAAACCTAGTGGGTCAAGGCCCCGTAGAGGTGGAAGAAGAAAATAATACAGGTAACTGTAAAAATCGTTATTAAACGAACAAAGGAGACGTTATGCCAGAAGAAATTCAAGAAATTGAAATTGAGCAAGAAGAACAAGAAGAAGTAAGTACTGAAGGATTAAGTCCAGAAGAAATGGAAATGGCACAAAGTCACGGTATAGTGAAGAAAGACCAAACAGAGGAGACAGAAACAGAAAAAACCGCAACAGAAGAAGTCGAAACAGAAGAAGCCGTAGCTGAAAAAAAGGAAGAAGAAGAACCATCGTTTGAGGAGATGGACGAAACATTAAACAAACGTCCAGATGATTTCCATAAGAACTTTGATAAAAACGCAAAAGCTTTATACTTCAAGCAAAAGAAGTATAAACAACGAGCACAAGAAGCAGAAGCCGAAAAAGAACTTCTGCAAATGAAATTAAAGGAACTTCAACAGAAAGTTGATACTATAGATCAATCAGGTGAAAAGAAAGATGATGATGACATCTTTACTGACGAGCCTGAAGGTGAAAAACCAGTTACAATGTCAGAGCTAAAGAAATTAGCCTCTGAAGAGCAGAAAAGAGAGCAGGAGAAGCAACAGACTATTTCAAGGCAAGCAAAAAGAATAAAAGAAACATTAGATCTGCAAGAAGCAGAAGCACGGACAAAGTACGAAGACTTTGATCAAGTAATGGTATTAGCCAAAGATGTTATTACAAAAGGGTTAATACCGAAGGATTTACCACTAACAGCGGAAGAGTTACAGCAAAAGTACACTCAGAAAATGATCAACATGGAAGAAGACCTAGCTGATTTCGCTTATAGAATAGGTAAATTACATCCCAATTACGGGAAAGAAGTCGAAGAGAAAAAAGAAGAATCAGTAGCACCAAAAAATAAAGATATTGAAAAAATGCTCAAGAATGCAGAAAAGCCAAGTTCATCAGCAAACATTGGTGGTGGCGCAGGTGGTAAACGTAAAGTAAGTGTAGAAGACATCACAATAGAAGAAGCTGCTAAGTTAACTACACAACAATGGCGTGCATTACCAGAAAAAGTACGGCAACGACTGCTAGCGAGCTAAACAAAGGAGAGTAAATCAATGGCTAAAGGTAATCAAGTAAGTATTGACGCTCTACGTCCAGAAATTTGGTCGAAAGAGGTCATGAAGACAACAATTGATAGTTTATTTTTCACACAAGCTGGAATGATGAGCTATTCGTACGAAGGTATGTTGAAAAGTGATCCTGGTATTATTCAGTTAGATGAACGTTTAAAGAAATCTAAAGGTGATACGGTAACACTAGGATTAACAGCAAAGCACGATCCTAATACAGGTATTAGTGACGGTGGAGAAATTGAAGGTAACGAAAACAAACGAACTCCATATTCAGATTCTATTTCAATCTCAAGTGAAGATTTCGCTGAAAGATTGACTGGTGTATTGGACGAACAGAAAAATGCCTATGACATGCGTATGGACGCAAAAGAGAAACTTGCTATTCAACAAGCAGAATTTCTTGAAATGCAAATGTTCTTGAAACTTGGTGGCGTTACAAACGTTCTATTGACAGACGTTGCAGGTAATGTAGTCGGTACTAAGTACGATTGGTCAAACACACCTGATTATATTCCTGATGCAGATACAGCAGCAGGCTACGGTGACAGATACTTGTGTGCAGATTACACAAACGGTGCAGATAGTTTAGCTTCTACTGACCTATTGACACCACGGTTGATTTCAATGGCAAAAGTTAAAGCAACCACACGTTCATCTGCTGGTATGCCAAAAATGCGCGCTTTGAAGATTAACGGCCGTAACCATTTCGTACTTTTCATTCACCCATGGCAAGCACTTGACTTGAAAAATAATGCAGTATGGAGTCAAGCACAGCGTGAAGCAGGTGTTCGTGGAGATGAAAACTTGATTTTCCGTGGTGCATTAGGTGTTTGGGATAACGTAATTGTACACGTTCATGATTACGTGCCTTACCTAGACATTTCTGTAGCTGGTTACAGTTTTAGAGGTGAGGCTGTAGGTACACAATTTACTGCAGATGCATTCAGGGCTTTGCTTTGTGGTGCGCAAGCTGCAACGTTCGTTAAATGTAATTATGGTCCTAATAACCGTCTCGCATGGGTAGAAAAAGACTTTAATTACGGTCGTCAACCTGGTTTCTGTACAGGTATCATGGGTGGTATCCAGAAAATTGCGTTTACTGTATCAAGCAAAACAAGAGAATATGGTGTTTTGGCTCTAGATACGGCAGCCACGGCTATTGCCTAAGTAGTTGATATTAAATAAGTTACATAACAGGGGGCGTAAAAGCCCCCTAACATAAGGAGATAAGAAAATGGGAACACTAACGGAAACAACCAGTACTTTAACTGAGTTTGCTGGGAAGAATAAAGTTGTAATTGTAGAAGTAGACGGTGCGACTGGCACTAATACCGTAACAGTAGATGAATTTAGTGTAGTTTTAGGTGCAGTAGGTGGCTTGAAAGAAGCTCCAACAGCGGATTGTTGTGGTGTACGTGTAGGCGTAGACGCAACAACTACGAACCAGCTAAACGTTGAGTTCATCGAAGGTGACGGAACAGCTTGTACACAAAACGCAACAGATGCGTACATTATTGCGATTGGGTATTAATGAAAGTACACGTTTTATTACCTATGTACAGACACATGGAAGCTCCAGCGGTAACGTCCTTAGCGGCGTTACTGCTGAACTTCGCTAATAACGGCATAAACGTTATGTTTTCACATTCAAATGGTGCTGACATAGCAAGAGCACGTAACGGGTTAGTAAAAAGCGTAAGAGAATGCGATTATGTTTTGATGATAGATAGCGACATGACATATACATACAATGATTTTGATACATTAGTAAGAAGAATGGATGAAAATAATCTTGATATGTTATCAGCGAAATATTTCACACGAAACATACTCGTAAAAACTCGTAAACTCGCAATGCTAAACTGGTCAGAAGAAGCGCAAGATTACGTAAAAATAGAAGCAAAAGAAGAAAAAGGCTTACAGGAATGCGACGTAGTAGGCTTAGGATTCTGCGTAGTCAAATATAAATTGATTAAGCACCTACAGGATACCCTAACGGAGAAAATGTTCTCCTGGGGCAAATACGGCGAAGATGCAACATTCTGTAAGCACGTGAAAAACACAGGCAGAAAGATTTACTATGATGCAGACACGATAGTAGGTCATTTAACACAAGTGGTAAACAAATAAGGAGAAAAGAAGATGGCAACGACAACGAATACAGAAGGACACGGCACAAACGGGCTTTCGCAAGATAGAATTGTTAATTTACTTAACGATCTGCTTGCTGGCCTTTACGTTATTGCGAATAAGTTAGATGATGACGGCGGAGTAACAGCAACAGATTTCACAGCAGACATGGAAAAAATAGTATCAAGTGGCGCACAAATGGTCGGTGCAACTGATATTTCAACAGCAGTACAAGCGGCAATCGCATAAGGAGGATTTATGAAACAACTAGCGTTTATACTTAGTATTTTATGTATCGCTGGTTCTTGCTACGGTGCAGCAGATATTGATGAAATCACGCCATTAGTAAGTGGTGTCTCAATTGATGATACGTACTTAGCAAGTGGAGCCGCTGTATACACTGATGGAATCATCGTTGAAAAAAACGTAGGCTATGCGTCAGTAAGTCTTGATTTAACGACGTCTAGTGACCTTGATTTAAGCTTTGAAGTATCTAACGATGGTATTACGTACTATTCGCCAAAAGATACGTCTAACACAGATCTAGGGGCCATTAGTACAGCGATCACAGATGACAGATGGATTGTATTTACTCCACGTATGGCAAAGTTCATGCGGTTTAAACTTGATCCTGATGCCGATACGCAATTAAATGAAATGAGATTAACCTTTTTAAAGGACAATACATAATGGTAGGCTCAGATTTTTATACGTATTGTAAGAAAAGATTCAAAAGAACCGATAAAGAAACGGAGTTTTACGAAGTACTCACTGATGTGATTATGGACATGAAGCTTCGTTTCAAATCGGAAGATTTTAAAACTATCACAACAGCACTAACGATAGACACGCTTGGTGGGTATACAATAACCCTGCCAACCGACTTCGGCCATATTATTGGTGATGTAGTGTTTCAAGATAGTTACAGGCGAAGCTGGCCTTTACATAAGATCAGCAAAGAACGTTTCGATACGCTTTACCCTAACCCAGGGGCAAGTGATGCAACGTACGAAGAACCGTATTGGTATTGTATTTACGGTAAAACTATTTACATCGGCCCAGCACCTGATAAAACAACGTACACGTACCAATTGAATTACACACAAGAAGCAGCCACAACGATGACGTCAGCGACGACTATACCTTTTACTGACAGATACAGATGGATAGTAAGAGATATTGTTTTAGGGGAATTTTATGAACTTATTAAGAATTACGACGAAGCACAGTTTTATAAAGATAAAGGAAACATAGGTCTACAGAAAATAGCACTAAATGAAGAAAATTACGTAGATGCACCAACAACAGTAGCATATAGAGATATTTAAGTGAGGTGAATTATGACAATTCCGTCGACAAGTTGGGACGAATCAAGTCCAGCGGGAAGCCAAGGGATAAAACTAGGAGACAACCGTATACGAGAACTAAAAACACAAATACGTGAAGTCGTTGACGTTGACCATAAATTTGATTCATCAGGACAAGATTCTGACATGGGTAAGCACAATAAGGTTAGTTTCCTTGAAGCAGCTGATATAGGTACAGGTGCCGAAGGCAAGACTATTTTAGGTGGTCAGACGGTTAACAGTAAATGTGAGCTTGTCTATACAGACGAAGACGATAACGATGTTGTTATAACTTCAGGTGGTGGTTTAAGCTTACCATCAATTAAAATGACAGATGGGAATATCCTGATTGGTCAAGCAGATGGTACAGGTCAACAGAAAGCCATGTCAGGTAACGCAACTATTGATAATACAGGTGCAGTGACGTTTCAAGTGGCAAGTGAAGCGCAAGGTGACATTATTCAAAGAGGTGCAGCAGCGTGGGAGAGATTAGCAAAAGGAACAGCATATCAGAAGTTATTCACAAATGCTGGGGCCACTGCTTTAGAATACGGGAACGAGATAGAAATATATGATTACGGAACGTCTTTGACTTCTAGTACGCAAAAAAGAGAATCGGCTTTGATGATGGCGTTTGGTACTACGTCATCAATAAGTGCAGGGAGTTCTGTTACGATACAAAATTTACCATTTACAAGTGCCGCTAGTTATACAATAGTAGCAACGAGAGTAAAGACGTCAGACGGAGCAGATGAGACTGCAGGAACTACATTTGTATCAAAGACAGATGGAGGCAATGCAGTAATACGAAACACTGATAATGCGGCCTATACTGCTCAATGGTTAGCGATAGGGGTATAAAATGAATACAGAATCAAAGCAAGCTATTAGAGACAGAATAAAAGATAAAGTAAGAGAAAAAGAGATCATTGGTCAACAGTTGAACGAGACAAAAACAGAAATAGCTAAATTGCTAGAAAAGAAGGCAAATCAAGTAGCAAAAATAGACAAAATCAACGCAGTTATCCAATCAATGAGAGAGGATATAGCAAATGCCTAAAATGCCAGTAACATTTCAGATAAAGGGACTGAACCTCGATAATCCAGAAGAATGGATCGCAGATGGATACGTTCCTGATATGTTAAACATGACAGTTGAGAAGAATGTCCTTAGAAAACGTGGAGGACTTTCAACTTCTGGCGTGTATACGAGTGGTTCCGTTGTTTATGGATATATAAGCGGCGTTGACCCTGACGTTATGGGCGGATACGAGCTTATGCGTCAAAGTACACGCCACACAGTAAGAGTAGGACTTAAAAAAATACAAAAACTCAATAAAGTGACTGATAGGTGGGTAGACATAACAGGAAGTGACCTCACAGGCAGTGATACTGACGCTATATCGTTCGCTACGCCACTTTTAAGCGGTTACCCTATACTCACCATTACTAACGGCGTAGATAACGTTAGAAAGTACACAGGAACAGGAAACACGGCTGATTTAGGTGGTAGTCCTCCAAAGTGTAAGTATTTATTAGCATTTGATGAATATTTGATCTTAGCTTGGGTAGATGACGGGAACGAACGATCAAGTAGAGTACAGTGGTGCGACACTGGAGATCCTGAAACATGGTCAGGTGGCAATAGTGGTGCTAAAGACCTTCAAAGCGAAGCAGAGGAAATAACGGGTGCAGCGAGGTTCAGGAATTACGCCGCCATACATAAGGAAAACGCTATTTATTTAGGATATAAGGTCGCTTCAGCTACGATTTTGAAATTTGACCATGTAACAGTCAAAGGAACGATCTGTAATAACTCAATACAAAACTTACCAGATGGAACACAAATATACTTAGCCTCTGATGGCATACGAGTGTTTAACGGGGCTTCTAGTATATTAATAAAAAGCCCTGTAGTTGAAGAATTACGTCAATCAATTAACCCAGAGTATATTGCAAGATGTTCAAGTGTATACGTTGACGAATTAGACGAATATTGGTTAGCTGTTCCTTTTGGTGGTGAAGAAGTACCTGAAACTGTAATAAAAGTTAACGTAAATACTCATTATGTATACAAAGATAAATTCACAAACTGTACGGCATTATTCAAATATACGTCAGAAGCAGAGTATACGTGGGACGATTTCGAGGAAACATGGGATGAATCAACAGTAAGGTGGAACGATAGTTCATTAAGTAACTTATTCCAACGAGTGATGGTTAACGATTCTAACGGATATAGTTATTACTACGATAAATCAGTGAACGATGATTATTTAACGGCAATTGATGGGTACTTTGAGACAAAAGATTACTTAGCAAGTGAATTAGGTAAATTAGCAAGATGGGGATTGGCCGCTGATAGTGCAAGCATGGAAATATGGGCTAAAGGCAATACATTGACAGTATCTTATAGCATAGACTCAGGAGAAACTTGGACGGATATAGATACATTAACTTTAAGCGACGATTATCCGACTGACAGTAGTCCATTAGTGCTTTATTTTGATGTACTAAGTTCAAAGATACGGTTTAGATTCAGGAACAATACATTAGGTGAATCGTTTTACTTAAAGCAATTTGTAGTAAATTCGTTCATTGAAGGCGGGGCAAGAACAGCATGAGTGAAATTTCTACCGATATACTTTTACCAGTACCAAAAAACCAAGACGAAAAAGATCTTTATAATGCTATATCAGAAAGATTGAGAGAAATAGCTGAGGCAATTAACGATAATATGTTTTTACCAGCTACTGGTGCATATTATTTTGGAGATATAGAAACAAACGGAAGTTGGCGTATTATCAGAGACGGGAATAATCTCGTACACCAACGCCTAGAAACAGGGACATGGACAACAAAAAACACAATAACACCTTGATGAAGGAGGTATAACAATGTCACAAAGCATAATGCCAGACATTATAGGATCAGCAAGTAATTTAATCGGTGGGTTAATTGGTAAATCTGGAGAAGAAGAACAGGATAATTTCGCTGAAGATCACGCAAGAGCAAGAACAGCGATGGGGACTGAGGCTTTACAAGCTTTAGATAATTATTATAAAACAGGATCTTTAGGCCAATACCAAGCAGGTCAACCGTATCCTGGTGATTTAGGGGCATATGACCTCTCAGACGTACAAAAAACGTCACTGGGTCAATTATCTGGCCTTGTTTCTGGTGGTCTACCCGATACATACCTTAAAGGCAGAGATGTACTTACAGACTACTTAGAGAAAGATTATGACCCATATACGAGTGATTTGTATAAAGGTTTCCGAACTGGTGCGATGAGAGAACGTGATGAAGCTACTGACCAGTTACGTAGAGATATGGCAGTAACGGGCGATCTTTACTCAACAGAAACAGCACGACAGTCTGGATTACTCGGTGAACGCACACAGCAGAGTTTACAGAACCTATTAGCGGCCTTAGCGGATCAGAATGTGGCTAGACGGTTAGGTGTAGCAGGTGACGTGACACAGTTAGGATTCCAAGAACAAGACGCCGCTGCAAGAAATATGGGCTTAGGTATGAGCTTAGGTGATATCGAACGTCAATTAAAAGACCAACAAGCGAAAGATAAGTATACCGATTATAAACGCCAACAAGCTGAATGGTACGATACAGTATACGCAGCAAAAGGTGTAGCATCACAAGGTGCGGTTTCATTAGGTGGGACGTCAGCAGTAAGTGGTGGCGGCACAGAAAGCCCATACGCTGGACTTATTAACTCAGGCCTACAATTAGCAGGTCAAGGTATAGCAAAGGTCGACTGGGGAGGGTTAATAGGCAATATGTTCGGTGGAAATAAGACAACGGGAACAACTGGGGGAAATGCTGTAGATTTGTACGGAAATCAGGGTGCAATGAATATGTTTAACAGCTCAGGGTCAAGCTCAGCAGTTGATGTTTATGGCAATACAGGCGCAATGAACTTATTTAATTCATAAGGAGGAGGACAATGTCAGAAACACGAAGAATGATAGGCGAAGGTATAGCCTCCTTGGGTACTGGAATAGCCGACCAACTAAGAAGGCAACAGACACAAAACTCTTTAGTTAATATGCTAGAGACAGGTAACGTTTCGCAGGCAGTGCAAAGCGGTATTCCTATTGAAACAGCTTTGAAGATAGCAGAAATTCAGCAAGCACAAAAAGCGCAGCAGTTTAAAACAGAGCTGGAAAGAGCACAAACTAAGGCAAAGTTGCAAGAGATTGAACAGCAAAATAAATTACAGAAAAAATATAACCGTGATTTGGGTTCTGCAGATACAAGTAATGTCTCGAAGAACGCCAAAACGGAGGCTGGAAAACTCGAAACAAAGTATGGAAAAGATAAAGAGGTAATCGAACAGACTGCAAGTGGAAAATACGTTGCTAAGCGAATTCCGTATGAAGATACCGAAGAAGGTAAATTAGAATACGAATTAAAAAAAGATTTAATAGACAATCAATTCAACCCTAATGACTATGACCTCTCAACAGAAGAAGGGTTCGACAAAGCGCTCGGTGATATATCAAGTAAGAAAGGTACAAAGATGAGTCCTTTCTTGGAAAGAATGCGGGACAAAAGAGCAGAGGATGTTATAACAACTCACGAAATAAATAAAGTGAAAAAAGAGCAAATACAAAAAGCAGCTGAGTCTGCTAAGAAAATAACGCAAGGTTTAGCTGGGAAAGTAAAAGGAAGTTTTACTAAGAGATTCATTCCATCGACAAAGATGCTAGCTGATTGGCAACAAATAAAAATGGTTCTTACTGATGCGCAGCTCATGAATACTGCAAATACGAAGGGCGCAATATCAGACAAAGAAATGGAACTATTCGCAGAAGCAGCGGCAAACGACGATTATTTCTCAATACAAAGAATAATGCCAGTATTAGAAAAACTATCAAAGTTTATAGAAGCTGATATGAACGCAAAAACAAAAACTTACAAGCATTTATATGGAGAAGACCCAGCATCATTTTTATATCAAGAGCAAGAGATAGAAAAAGATTATGTAACGACTTTTGATTCTTTATACAAAGAAGCAATGGGGGGATAGTATATGCCAATCAACAAAGAGGCTTTGTCAACTTTCATAAAAGAAAATCCAGAAAGAGCAAAGCAGTTATATGAGTTAAGCCCAGAAAAAAAGGAAACTATAATAAAAAAAATGTTTTCTTCTGATACAACTGATACAACTGATGCAATATTTAATTTACCGAAAAAAGAAGCAGAAGTTCCTGACGTGAGTATTGAGAGACAAAACGTATTCGGTGAGGCTATTGCGGCAGTACCAGCAGTGCAAGCAATTAAAGGCGTAGGTGCTATAGTAGACAAAGGTAACGTTGCCGCAAACACAAATAGAGAAGCAGTTAGGGCCAACCCAATGCTTGCACCAGTAGCACCAATAGCAGGAACCGTTGCCTTGACTGGTATGGCAGGTGAAGGAGCGAAGTCAGCAGCGGCTAGTTCTTTAAGCGAGACCTCGCCAACCTTCCAAGATCAAATACTAGGGAAATATTACGATAATGATTTTGTGAAGATGATGCCACAGACAACACAGTTTTTGATAGGTAATATCCCATCAGCAGCAGGACTTATAGCAGATATGTATTCTAATCCATTAGACATGGCTTTAGAAATAGCCTCACAAGGTTCAGCAACGTGGCTAAAAGGTTTAGATATAGCGAATGATGCAAAGAAATCTTTATTTACTGCATTGAAACAATCAGATGAATTAAAGAAACAAAAGAAATTTACTGATGTTGTAATTGATGGAATGAATAAGGCAGTAAGGAAAACAGTTAGAGGAAAAGGAACGGCAAAAAAAGTATTTAAGAGTAACAATGACTTAGTTGTAGCAACGGATGCTATTTTAGACAATGCTGATGATATAAAGTACGTTGATAATGTTGGTAATATAGTCGGGCAAGGTAAGCCAGAGAGTTTACCAGAAATGCTTCAGGCAGTAGACCAGACAAAAGCGAAACTATTCCAAGAATGGACAGCGTTAAAAAAAGATGCAGGATCAGCGTCGACGCTTGGAATCGTAAGAGGGAAAACAACAACAGGAAAAGGGTTAATACAAGTAGATGATATAGCTACACAAATGCGTAATGACGTAGCAGGTAGGGAATTTGATACTTTGTATAAGGGAGTAAAGGAAAAAGTATACGGATTAGCTGATGAACTCGATAGCTTAAACCATGTGACAGTGGAAGAAGCTGATAGTATTGTAAAAAGGCTAAATAGTGAATTAGATACGTTTTATAGATCTGGAGCACCAATAGAAAGTTTGCCGAAGGAAAAAGCATACTTAGCGCACGTATTAAACCAAAGAGTCGACGATTTTGTATCACAAGGAACAAAAGAATATAGTGGACTACGAAGAAAGTACGGAGCACTGAAAGAGATAGAGAAGGACCTGACAAATAGAGTCGTAGTAAACGCTAGAAGAAATCCAAGTGGTTTTTTTGATATAGCAGACACGTATACATACGGCCAAATAGCTAGAGGAGTGTTAACAGGTAACCCTGGAGCGTTAGCACAAGGTACGGTTGGTGCGATAGCTAAGGCGTGGATAAAAAGATCAAATGACCCGAATATGATTATAAAAAAGACATTCCAAGTGGCCGACGATCTAAAACGTGCAAAACCATCACAGGTAAAGAACATAACAGCTAAAACTCTAGATAGTATATCAGACGAAGTTAGTCAATATTCACCAAGAGTGGCAAGCGGACTAATAGCAAGTATGCCAAAGACATTAACAAAGGAGAAAGAACAATGAAAAAATATGCAATAGCATTAATGTTATTATTAATGGCATCGCCACTATATGCTGCGTTTGGGCAAACAGGATTTGGTGATGTAGTTTCAGGAAGCGGAGACTGGTCAAACACCGCCGACAACGAAACAAGTGAAAACTTAGAGATCGGCAAAGCCCTCACCGTAGGCACAACAAACCTTGTAGTTACTGAGGGGGGTAACGTCGGCATTAACGACTCATCCCCAGCCGCCAGACTAGACATCAAAGGCGCAGGCACAACCACAGGACAAGCACTTCACATTGCTGATAGTGCTAATACTGATCGGTTTGTTGTTTTGGATAATGGGCGTGTGGGGATTGGGACGGCGAGTCCAGTTACAAGTTTGCATATTAAAGGTAACGATGAGATTGATGATCTTGGAGCTCCTTTATTTTTTGAAACAATAAGGGCAAGATTTATGTATGCTACTTCTCCGATTGCAAATGCCAAGGTGGCTTTTGGTAGTGGCTGGGGAACCATAGAGGATTTTGCTGTACATACAAAATCAAGCGGGGTTTTTTCTGAAAATACACAAAGGTTTGTTGTTAAAATGGACGGCAATGTCGGCATAGGAACAGCCTCACCATCAGCTAAGCTTGAGGTTAGTGGGGATGTAAAGATAGCAACTGATCTAAGTGTTAGTCGTGACTTGACTGTTGAGGGTGAAATATACGTCACAGGATCTACAGGCGAAAGTTCAGTAACGTATGGCTCAGGTGAAGATATGGTATTTGTTAACGGTACCGATTCAACAGTTGCTTTAACATTAGATACTGAAGGAGACACTATAGTTGATCAAGATTTAACAGTAACAGGTGACGTTATCTTCATGCCGAACTTACCAAGTGGATCAACTGAACCTGCTGGCGTGGTTGCTGGACAACTATGGTACGATTCAGATGACCAAATAGTGAAAGTAGGTACATAATGAAGTGGCTTAGTGCTTTACTAATACTAATGTTCTGTACAGTTTCAGCTTCGGCTGATTCTGTATGGAATATGAAAAGCGGAAGTAAGATCACAGGGGTTAAGATTAATAATGCACCTACTATTGTTGATTATCAACCATACAGCATAACAGTCAAAGAAGGTAATGGCGGGACAACAGGAAATAGTTATATTGTAGCCATCTATAATTCAGATAATTCTGCTATTACAAACTGTTATACGGAGTCTGTAAACGGTCAAGCTATTTTAGGGCAGCGAACTCTCTATTTTAACTCAAGTAGCGATGTCCTTGTCCCTGGTGAAACTTATAAGTTAGGAGTATTAAGTAGTGGAATTATAGTATTTGCAGTTTCAACTGGCGGAAATGGAACATCAATTGTTGCTGCTACATACCCTACATTGCCAGCAAATTTAGCAGGAGAAACTTTTAATAGTGATGGTTTTATAACATTTGAGGTTAAAAATAAGTACGGAGAAGTATTGTTAAGTAGGGGAACTTTAGAAGAAACAAACACATACAATTATGAATCTGGTAGTTTTAAATTTAACAAAGTATCAGCAGGAGTTGTATTAACATGCGAAACTTTATAATTATATTATTTTTATTATTTGTAGTTCCTTCTTCAGCAAATGCTTTTAGTATCGATTCTTATGTAGAAACCAGTGGACAGCTAACACTTACAGGTGTTTTTGAAGCAAAGGCAACCTCATCACCAATAATGCATGATGATATGGAAGGAGGTACTGTAGACTTAACATTATCAACTGGGCCTAAAGGTTGGGTAGATCAGAATGGAGGTTCGCTGTATACCGACACACAAGCATATAGCGGTTCATTATCTGCGTATAATTATGTTGAAAGGGACAGTGAAGGGAATATTATCGGAAGAGATGGTTTTGCAACATCTTATATAGAATTTACAAATACAGATACTGTTTTTCTAAGTTATAGATTTAGAATTAGCAATCCAACAGTCGGTGGATACGGTGTTCAGAAAGGGTGTAGAATAGCGGGGCCAGATGCTACAACTGCACATTATTCTGGCCCTGGTACGCTTAAAATACAACAGATAAACCCATCAGTCGAGTATAAATATGATGTCAATACTTACGACCCTGGTGATGGTGATACGAGCATAGGTGATTTGATATTAGGTGAAGATGAATGGTTTAAAATTGATGTTATACATAGTCTATCAACTCCTGGTTCGGCAGATGGAGAAACAAGTATAACAGTTTCTAATGGTCAGACAACTATAAACAAAAACATAATGAATAGGAATGGCGGAGAAACTTTTACGTTAAACTCTGTACTATTGGGTTTGATGTGTCCTAATATAGGTAACGATACACCTGTAGGTATTTGGCCAGCAAAAATTGAAATGTTTATTGATGATGTTTATATTGATAATACGATAGCACGTATTGTTGTTTGTGACGCATCCACAACTACAAATGCAACTGTTTCAGTTGAACAAAATCATTTCTCATGGTCGACATCCGATATAGGGTTTGTTAAATCTATTGGAAAATTTAGCGACGATCAGGACTTATGGGCAATTGTTATTTTTTCAGATGAATCTGAGGTAAGTATTAAAATACAAAACGCACCTTCAGATACAGGCGTAAGCGGGGCAACAAACGTAGACGGTGGAATACTTAATTTTATTTAAACAAGGAGAAAAAAATGAAAACACTGGCAACACTACTAGTATCAATGTTAATCTCAGGACAATGTTACGCAGCGGAAATTATTAACTCAGAAGAAACCACTACTGAATCTGTCACAGTTAAGAACCGTGTTGAGGCAGTATATGTGTCAACCACACAACTCACAGTACACCTTGAAGACGTAACCTCAATCGGTGATGAAGTGGTCAAGACACAGCGTACAGAAACAATCACTATTGGTATTGATGAGACGTTTGTTAATCCTGAAGATGGCGAAACGTACAATACCTTCGAGTATTTCATTGGTTTGACAGGTATTGACTTTGATGACGTTAAAGCGGCGATCGTTGCTTACAAGGCGTTAGAAGCATCATTACAGGCGTCTGAAGAACAAGAATGACTGATCCCTCAAGGCGTACTCGCTATCAATGGTAGTGGGTACGTCTTAGAGAACAACACGAACAAAGATCTTTATACCAACGGAGACAAGTGGGTCATTTACGATTTAACATCTGATGAATTAGTAGGTAGTATCATAGGCGTTAATTTAGACAACATCATAATGGCGAGGTAACCAATGACAGATGACCAATTCAAAGCTTTTATCAACACAATGATGGACGGTTTCACCGAGACAGTAAAAGCAGTGAGTCGTAATTCATCTGATCATGATTTACTTATTAGGATGGACACAAGGTTAGAGCAAGCGTTAGCTGAGAATGCCCGGAACCATAAAGAGTTCTTACAACATAAAGCCGAGAGTGTTACAGTTAGAGATGACGTAAATAAAGCAATTGAACACGTAACTCTTTGTAAGCAAGAATGTCACGGTGACATGATTAAGAAACATGACGGGTTTATTAAAGGCACAGTCAAGGCTTTATGGGTGATCTTTGGTATTGCCTTCACTGCCCTAGTGAAAGCGTTCTGGAAATGAGCTGGAAATGAGATCGTTAATAAATAAACGTTATCAGATAAAGTGCCACTTTAAATGTATATGGAAAGAGACAGTTAATTACGTGAGAGAACTAACATTCCACACAAAAGGTATTTACCGAGCATTAACGGAGAAATAATATGAAAAAACTAATGGTTGGATTACTTATTGTTTTATTATCTGGGTGCGTAGGGTACCAAAACGTACGAGTCTACGAGCGTGAAGACGATATTGTAGTACTTAAGAAACAGATCAAAGCCTTGATTATTGGTACGAGTGGGCAGGCGATAGACACTGGTGACGTTAAAATAGAGAAGAAAGATACCAGCGACAAGGCAACAGAACTTGTTCAGGACGGTATCTCAGCGGGTATTGCGATTGCAAGTAAACAAGGTGACTTAACCTAAGAGGTGAATAATGAAAATAGCTATTGGACTAAGTAGAAGTGATACGTGGTTAAGTCGAGCGATTAGATGGTTTGGTAAACGTAAGACAGGTGAAGCTCGTTACTCGCACGCATTCATTAAAATTGATGATTTGGTTGTTGAGCAGTACGGTATGGGATTAAAGTGTAATAGTTATGAGAAACGGTTCAGCACAAAGACACATATATTATATTACGCTAATTTCTTAACGACAAAAGAACGTAAGGAATTACGAGAGGTTGCACTTAGTCAATTAGGTAAATTCAAATCAGGATACGGGTTCCTTAAAATCCCTTTATTTGCCTTAGACGGTCTGTTTAAGACATATAAGTTCACACAATGGTTAGGTGTAAGCAACTTTAAAGTATGTAGTGAATGGGTGGCGTATGTATTCTATAAAAGTGTTGATTACGTAGGATTCAAGAATTGGCGCACACTTTCCCCTGACGATATAGACGATTCGCTCCGTGGTAGTTCTATCTGGAAAAGCGAAGTAATATCGGTTGATTAGCCGAAAATACAGTACAATATAAATAGTATTGAAAGATACCACCATATTTCGTCCATAATTATATCATCTCCTGGTTAAAGTTCTTCGCATCTTCAAAATCC